AACTATTGGTGACTTTGATAGTTCAGGTTCGCCAGCTTATGCAATGTCGGGTATTCAGCTTGACGCAGGAGACACTGCTTGGCCTTCAGTTGTATTCAAAGAATATGCAGGAACAGATGGCGGCGGATTAAAGCCCGTCAATCTATTTACAAACCCGGGATTTGAAACAGAAGTATTTGGTGGCACACCAGCTTCACCGGCTGCCTTAGGAGATGCTAAAAGAATATTAGCCATCAATGGTAACGCGGCAAATGGAGCAACACTACCAGGCTTAGCAAACGTTAGAATACTTGCACTGACAAAAGGTGCACAGACAGGATCTAATCGTGGAACAGAAGTTGTTATTCAAACAACACCTGAAAATTCTACAACAGTTACACAGACACTAAACATTAAAGAAGGTAATGTTGTTCGAATTGGTAGTGACTCTTATGATTCAGGTCATGGTATTATTGGAGCATCAGGCGGTGACTTAAAGTTAGGTGACAGATTAGACACAAACGGCAACAATATTATCAACAGTGGTGGCAATGTAACTATAGATGATAATTTGACAGTCAATGGTAGCACAGTTTTAGGTGATAATGCACAAGTAGATACAGTAACAGTTAATGGTAAAATGTCAGCAAATGGTGGTTTAGTTTTAACAAGTTTAGACACATCAACAGCAAACGCATACGCAGGTATGGGAATCATCGATGAAGGTTCTATTGCTTACATCACAGATGGTGATGGTGGTAGCAAGTGTATTGCAGTATATGACGGGTCTAATTGGAAACGTGTATCACTAGGCGCAAACATCAGTAGTTCATAATGGAGAAATCAATGAAAGCACAAGCAGTAGAACAAGCAAAAATCATTGGTAAAAGCCAGATTGAACAAGACATAGAAATTAAAATTATTAAAAACGATATTGAAACTATACGAGATAATCACCTAGTTCATTTACAACAGGATGTTCGTAGAGTTGAAAATAAAGTAGATAAGATAGATAACAGAATTTGGTGGATATTAGGAGTCCTAGTATCTACACAAGTAGCAAGTATGATAGCAAATATGTTATAGTATCTACGATAGACACTGCACAAGCAGGTTTATTACGTAACCAACGGTAAAATGGGAGACAACGATGGCAAAAGAAAAAAAGGTGGGTCGACCCGTCAAAGAGATTGACGAAGACCTATTGTATAAGTTAGCACAGATACATTGCACCATGAAAGAAATGGTAGACATTATCGGTGTTAGTGAAGACACGTTAAAACGTAGATATGCGGGACTTATAGACAAAGGGAAAGCAGAAGGCAAAATGCGATTAAGAAGAAAACAAATAGAAGTAGCTATGCAAGGAAATCCAGCACTTCTTATCTTTTTAGGCAAGTCTATGTTGGGGCAATCGGAATCACCGGTAGCAGAACAAGATAAAATACTCCCTTGGTCAGACGATGCCACTGAATAAAGCACAACGGGCAGTTGCTGATTCAGATGCACGTTTTAGAGTGTTTGTAGCAGGAAGAAGATGTGGTAAAACATTCTTTGCTATCAGAGAGTTGGCTAGATTTGCAAGACACCCAAACAAAACAGTTTGGTATGTTGCACCAACTTATTCACAGGCAAAAAATATTGCGTGGGAGGCACTACAGAGTAAAATGACAAAACTAGGATGGGCAGATAAAATCAATCAGAACGAACTAAGCATTCGTTTAATTAATGGTTCCAAAATTTCCTTAAAAGGGAGTGATAGATATGATACCTTACGTGGGAGCGGAGTCGACTTTCTAGTTCTAGACGAGTTTGCAGATATGAAAAGAGAGGCATGGGAAGCAGTTCTAAGACCAACATTATCCGCACAAACACCACCTGGTTCTGCACTATTCTGTGGAACACCAAAAGGCTTTAACCATTTTAAAGACCTTTATGATTATGGACAAACAGATGATAAAGACTGGGCGTCATTTCAGTTTACATCAATGGATGGCGGTAATATCCCAGAAGAAGAAATAGAACGTGCAAAAACAGATATGGATAAACGACAGTTTGAACAAGAATATCTAGCATCGTTTATTAACTTTACTGGACAAATTTATTACAACTTTGACAGAACAAAGCACGTAGCAAAACAAGAATTTAATAAAGATGCACCAATACATATCGGCATTGATTTTAACATAGACCCAATGTCAGCAAGTGTGTGTCAAATAATTAACGGCAAACTACATCAATTTGATGAAATCTCTATATATGGAAGCAATACAGAAGAACTAGCACAAGAGATTATGAACCGTTATGACAAAACAAAAGTTATTTGTTACCCTGATCCTGCAGGCAATCAGCGTAAAACCTCAGCTACAGGGAAAACAGATATCACTATTCTACAACAATACTTTAAGGTAGAAGCAAAAAGAAAACATGATGCAGTAAGAGATAGAATAAATGCAGTAAATAGTCTTATGGAAAGTGCAAACGGAACTGTAAGATATTCGATAGACCCAAACTGTATGAATTCTATTCGTTGTCTTGAGCGTCAAGTTTACAAAGAAGGGACAGCAATCCCTGATAAAGACGGTGGCTTTGACCATCAAAATGATGCACTTGGTTATCTTGTGGCTCACATTGCGCCAATTACTAAACCAGTGAGAGCGATTAATAAACCAAAACGATTTACGCACATGTAAAGGAACAGCACTATGGATTATGACAATATAATAAAAAAGCATAATATGTATAAGAAACATATTTACCGTTGGAGATACTACTATGATAGTTACTACGGTGGACAAGATTACCAACAAGGTCAATACCTAAGAAAGTATTTACAAGAAGAAGACGATGGCTACAATGAATACGGCAAACGTATTATGAACACACCACTAGACAATCATTGTCGTTCAGTGGTTGATACATATAGTTCATTCATCTGGCGAGACTCACCGCAAAGAGAGTTTGGTATACTAGCAGATAATCCTGCTCTACAACCATTCTTGAAGGATGCTGATTTAGAAGGTCGCTCATTTGACGCTGTTATGAGAGAAGCTACTACACTTGCAAATATCTATGGTCATGTGCTGTTGATGTTAGATAAGCCTGCAAGTGAGGCATCTACTCTAGCAGAAGAATTAGCACAAGGCATCAGACCATATCTTTCAGTTATTACACCAGAAAATATTATTGACTGGCATTTTGAAAGAATGGCAAACGGTCGTTACATGATTGACTATCTAAAACTAAAAGAGTTTGAAGATGATGAAAAATGTATCTACAGAGTATGGACACCAGAAACAGTTGGTGTTTATGAAGTAGATGAAGAAAATGATAAAATGGTTCTTATGGAAGAATACGAGAATGCGATGGGTCACATTCCAGCAACTTTCTTATACGGACAACGTTCACACGAAAGAGGAATAGGTATATCACAAATCGCTGATGTGGCAGACCTACAGAAATCTATCTACAATGAACTATCCGAACTAGAACAAGTTATTCGTATTTCTAATCATCCATCAATCGTTGCTACAGAAGGTGTAGACATGCAAGGTGGTGCTGGCTCAGTTATTACGATTGAGAACACAGACATCGAACCAGGTCTAAAACCTTATCTGTTACAACCATCAAATGCAAGTATTGGTTCAATCTTAGAAGCAATCAAAACAAAAACTGCAATGATTGACAGAATAGCTAATCTAAGTTCAATGCGTTCAACATCAAAAGCAACAGCTTCAGGTGTATCACTAAAGATAGAACGTGAGTTATTGAACGTTAAATTAGCACAGATAGCCGATAACTTAGAGATTGCAGAAGAACAAATCTGGCATCACTTTGTTCATTTCTATGATGGCGATGCACACTTTGATGGCGTTATTGATTATCCAGATAACTTTGATTTAACTGATACATACACCGAACTAGACTTCTTAATGAAAGCAAGTGCGGCACCAGTATCAAGTAGTCAATACACTACAGAGATTGCAAAACAAATTGCACGTATCACAGTAGAAGATGAAGAAATGATGGATACTATTATTCAAGAGATTGAGAATGGTTCACAAGCACCAGAGTTCGGAGCAAACTTAGATGGCGACACAGACACAAATACAACAACATAGTGATTTAATCGATTCTATCTTAGATGATTTTGACGAGTTTATGGAGAGTGCAGAAAAGACACTTGAAAATAAAGTTGCTAAAAGAATACTAGAAACAAAGACGATTGACGAACTATTAGAACTAAGAGTCCCACTAACAGAGGACTATCGTTCACTTGTGCAAGAGCGTGTTAGAGCATATATTGACAACTTTGATACACTTGCTAAAGATACTGCCGCTATGACAGGAACTGGTGTTACACCAGTAGACAATAGAATAGTTGCAGAATTAAAAGCACAATCATACGCAAGATTAGATGAAAGTGTAAAGCAAAACAAAGAGTCTGTTAACACCGAAATAGTTGTAGGCGCTCTAGCAGGGTTAGCCGTTCAACAGATTGCTACAAATAGCAGACATGCTATCAGTGGGCTTATGATTACAGTTGATGATATTGAGATTACAAGATTACAAAATAGATTAAGAAAACTACGAAACGCCACAGACAGAAATGAAGCAGAAATAGCCTCAATACTTGGTAAACTAAAAAACAAGTTTGCAGGTGTTAACGTAGGGACAAGTTTAAGTAAAAAGATGAGTGCAGATATGCACGACACAGTAATGGACTTTGATGGTGTGTTTGTTAAACATCGTGCCAGACAAGCAGGTCTAAAAAAGTTTAGATATGCAGGAACGTTAGTTGCTGAGTCAAGAGATTTTTGTATACGTAACCAAGGGAGAACGTTTACAGAAGCAGAAGCTAAAAGTCTATGGTCAAGTGAGAGTTGGTCAGGTAAACGTAGCGGTGATCCATTCGTTGTGAGAGGCGGACATCGTTGCAGACACTTCTGGATACCAGTGGAGGACTAAGATGGCTAATGAAATAATTATACCAAGAGCAATACCACAAATAACAACTGAGGAGACAACAATGCCTTATTCAAAACCAAAAACAACTAAAAAGAAAACAACTAAGAAGAAGAAAAAGAAATCTACACCAGGTAAAAAAAAGAGCTACTAGGTAGCTCTTTTTAGTTAGTGTGGAAGTAGACCCTAAAAGGGCCTACTATTTATAACGCTGTCTCCTCTTTATCCCAATCTTTTCTAAAATACTTTTCCATAATTGGAGTAAGTTCTCTGTTTAGTTCTTGTAGTGGTTCAATAAACTTTGACAATTCTGTTGGATAAGCAGAGTTGCTCTG